AAGATTCTAACCACGAGTTAAGGGCAGAAGTGTGGGTGCAATCCGCACGACCCAACTCAGCAGGACACATGAAGCAAGGCCGGGTTATCCTAACGTCCCCATCCAATAGGAAGACATTTGCTAAAGCATTAGAAGACAGGGACCCAGAGGTGGATTGGGACAAGGTGGTTGAGCAATTGTCAGTTGCGGTGTTAGAGGAGTGGAGAATTGGAGTACCTGCTGTACAGATAACAGGGGATCTCCTGCAAAATGTAGACCCGGAACAAAAATGGTTGGTAGAACCATTGATACAGTATGGACACCCTACCCTTTTGTATGGGAAGGGTTCATCCGGCAAGTCGTGGATGGCACAGTACCTGAGTGTCTTGATACACGAGGGGTTGAGCCGAAGCGGTTTGACTGTGGAACAATCAACTGTACTCTACCTTGACTGGGAAACTGATCTCAACGAGATAACATCTCGCATTCTCATGCTGCGTCAGGGCATGGGCCTTAGCCCAGAGCAGGATAGTGGTGTCTGGTACAAATTCATGAGCCAGGGGTTAGCAGCAGACATAGCTGAGATTATGGCACTGGTGAAGGAACACGACATTCGCTTTATCGTACTGGACTCCCTGGGTAGTGCCTGTATGGGTGAGCCTGAGAGCGCAGAAGTTGTACTGCGTATGTTTATGGCACTCAGATCACTAGGTGTTACATCACTGTGCATAGACCACACCAATAAAGAGGGTTCTCTCTTTGGGTCTGTGTATAAGTTCAACAACTCTCGCCAAATCTTTGAAGCTAAGAAGGAACAGGGAGAGGATGAAGCATCGCTAGAGTTTGCATTGTTTCACAGGAAGGCTAATAACTCTAAGCTCGTCAAGCCACTAGGATGGTTGCTGAGTTTTGACAACGTGAACCACGCTGCCTATCTGGACCGGCGTGACGTGAAGTACACGAGACTAGAGTCAGAGATGACAGTCGTGGATCGCATCAAGAACCTACTGGAAACATCGCCAACAGGCATGAAGCCCAACGAGATTGCCGCCGAGTTGGATAAAACATCAAGCCATATCAGCAAGGAACTGTCTACACACGACCAGTTGTTTGAGAAGATGGCCAACGGATTATGGAAAATAAGGATGACAGGAGACACAATCATTGACACAGAGGTTTAACACAGACTGGCTAGAGAAGGCCGTGGGGTTACTGGCATTAGCCAGGCAGCACGAGGTCACGCTTACAGTGAATGGAGATAAGCTCAGACTTACAAGAGCGCATTCTGTGGATCCTCTTGTCATAGAGATGTTGACCAGGAATAAGGCTGACATCATAGATGTTATGAGCAAGCCGGATGCCATTAAGTTGTGGCTTGATGGGTCCCAGGCAACGCTTGCTAACCAATACAAGGTACTCAATGACGGCAGGGACAGATGGGATGCGATAGAGTCTATCTATCACGACCTGTTCCCTACTGATAGCGAGTGCGTCTGCACTAGAGGCTACTGCATAGATGCAGCAATCATAACGTGCGATGCCTGTGTGCTGAAGAATCACAAAGAGAAAGGATCGTAATGCAAAAGATAGAGAAACTTGTCCCTATAGCAAAGGCCGCATCAATGCTTGGGATAACCGCATCTGCCCTGTACGAGCGCATACATGTGGGTACGTTGGTAGGATACGATGTTAATAAAAAGCTGCATGTAGACATCGGTGCATTGTTGGCCGGCAAAGATAGCCGTATCCATCTCAAACGCGGAGCGTTGTGGGCATTGGTGGATAATCTATGGCAGGAAGGCATGTCAGATAGCGAGATAGCGCGCCATATAGGGCGTAGCCGGGAGCGTGTGCGCCAGATCCGATCTGGCTTAGGCAAGCCACGTAATCCACGCAGGGCTACATTGCCAAAGGGAACGTACCTGCGACAACAAGCCCAATAACACTAACGACGTACTAACAAAACAAGGAGAGAACAATGAGCAGGAGTAAGTGTCATAGTTGCAACAGGGAGTTCTTTGCACACGAACTGACTAAGGAAGATAGCTTTTGTGCGGAGTGCCAAGCCTTACTGCAGGAAACCTTTGATGAAATACGCGGAGTGACAGAACAAGAGCGAAGGAACGAGGAAACATGATAACCAGATCACGAGTTTTTCACAGAGCGAACCCAGCAGTCTACAAATTCTTGCTGTACTACGCGGTGAGTCCGTGGAGCGCGGACCCTGATGGCTTTATGTGTGTGCCCCTCAATGTGCGTGTGGCGGCCATACCAAGGGGCAGGTGGATGGATCGTCTGGAAATCCAACTAGGCAATATTTCGCCAGTACACAATACGTCGATGCCTAACATACCGCGGGACAAACAGTCCTGTATCTATGTGGCTGATGCCATAACGAAGGAATTGCAACGACTGATAACGGAACGGGCCAAGGAGAAGGACGAAGCACCTAAGACTGTCGATCAAATGCATTGGAAGCTGGTGGACTTTGACGAAGCCTAGAATTTACTCAAGGCCGTGTTACCACGCTGACCATGCACGATGCGATCTAGCGATATGTAAGTGTGGATGCCATGAACAAACAAAGGGAGAATGATATGCAAGAAGTCTTTAACAACACTTATGTAACACTGTATCATGCTGATGCAAGGCAGTTACCGATACCCTATGAAAGCATTGACTGCGTTGTTACTAGCCCGCCCTATTGGGGGCTTAGAGATTATGGATTAGGTGAATGGATTGGCGGTAACGCTGACTGCGATCACGCAAAGACAGTAGCGCGACATGATGGGGGAAGGCAAAACGTCAATGGGTTTCATGGGTCATCAAAAGCAGACAGCGACAAAGGCATTATACAATATGCTAACCATTGCGAAAAGTGTGGAGCAACCAAGACAAGTGACGGCATAGGGCTAGAACCAACACCAGAGGAATACTGTGCCAGCATGGTGGCTGTGTTCCGAGAAGTGTGGCGCGTACTCAAACCCACAGGTACTGTATGGCTGAACCTTGGGGATAGCTATGCGGGAAGCGGGAAGGGGCTTGGAAGTGACCGAAGTATTAGCAAGAATTATGTTGATGATGCCGAGTATGGGAAAAGGGTTGCCGTTCCGAATGGGTTGAAGCCGAAAGACCTAGTGGGTATCCCTTGGCGTGTAGCCTTTACATTACAGGCAGATGGTTGGTATCTACGCTCAGATATAATCTGGAGCAAGCCCAATAGTATGCCAGAGGGCGTACAGGATAGACCAACGAAAGCACATGAGTATATCTTCCTGTTAACTAAGAACGCTAGATACTACTATGATACTGATGCCATACAAGAAATAACAGGTGCTAACAAGCGTAGTGTGTGGGCAGTTAACACGCACCCATATCCAGAAGCCCACTTTGCTACCTATCCAGAGAAGTTAGTCGAGCCATGTATCATGGCTGGCTGTCCTCTTGGTGGGGTGGTGCTTGATCCATTCGCAGGGTCAGGAACCACAATGGCTGTGGCTCAGAGACTAGGCAGAAGGGGAATAGGAACTGATCTAAGCACAGAGTACCTAGCACTAGCTAGTAAGCGACTGGGATCAATAGCATTACCTATGAACTTAGGAATGTAACATGAACAAATTTAAGATTGAACTGGGACACTTGCCGGATTCCCGGCTTAGTCCCAATGCCAGGATCCATCACATGATGCTGTATAAGGCCAAGCGAGAGGCTAAAGAAGAAGCATTTGTAATTGCTAAAAGGCAGGGTGTTCCAGTTAAGCCATACCATAGGGTTCACATCACCATTACATACGTCTCTAAGGACAAGAGAAGGCGTGATATGGACAACCTGATGGCCGCTACCAAGGCATACATTGATGGCATCGTGGCCGCTAATGTCCTTGAGGATGACTCAGTGTTCAATGTTTCCTACTCGTTGTACTACGAGGCAGGAGATAAGGAAAATACAATTATAGAAATAGAGGAGATAGGATAATGATAAATAGTAGAACAGAGACACCCACAATGGAGTGGTATGAAGATGTCCTTGGCAATCAATATCGGGTGCAAGCAACATGGGAACACATAGATATCGTCCGAGCCAAAGCACTGCTGGCCAATCAAGTGGGCATACAGAGGCCTATATCACATGCTAAGTCTAACACCTACGTCGAGGCTATACATAAAGGCGAGTGGATTCAGAGCCTGGCAACCATTCACATTGCTGACACAGGTAAATTGCTAGACGGCCAACACCGGCTAAGGGCAATCGTGGATGCAGGCAAGGGCGGCATACGTTGCTTAGTAATATCAGGACTACCGGAGAGCGCGGCTTCCTATTTTGACCAAGGCCGCCCACGCTCATTGGAAGCTGTCATCAGGGGTCAGGGGATACCCAACTCAAAGGAGATGGCTGCAACCGTGAAGATGCTGCATCAGCTATATCATAATACAATGACCCCACCTCGTAACGAGGTAGGTAAGCGGATCGCCCAGGACAACATAAATTTGCAGGTCGCCGTGGCGGAAGCCAAGCGCATTAAGGATGACGCGCACATAGCCGTGCCTATCCTGGCCGGTACTTATCATGTCCTTCGCAGTTACTACGGTAAAGAGCTTGTCGAGGAGTTCTTCGAGATCTTTACCCTTGGAGGCTCAACCCGGAAGGAACCCCATCATCCCATTACGCGCTTATTTACCACCGTCCAAGGCGAATGGCAGAGGTTGCAGGTGAACAGCGACACGAGGGCACTGCTTGGCGGACCGAAACAATCAGGCGGATTGCCAGGCGCAAACAACTCGCTACCGTCCATGAGGTTTACCTTGATAGCCTGGATATGTCAGTCGTTTGAAACATGGATTGGCCAAGGAGACACTAGACGCCTACGGCAGATGTGCGAAAATGAAGAGGTGTCTAAGTATGTCGATGCCTTCACAACTAAATTACGTCATTGCCTCAATATACGCACGAGCTATCGGGATGAAATAGAGAATATATTAGAAGAAGTAGAGGATATAGGATAATGGAAGCGATTAATACCAATATAGTGCTTAGATATCTTGTTTTGGGGGTTAGATAAATGGCTTATTCTTTGGTTAAACGTAAGCTATTAGCACTGAGGTTAAGGGTAGACCCAGAAAAAGCCATCCGTTGTGTACACGCATTAGCTTTGGGTGATTCCCCTTACAGTCTTGCAAGGAGTAAGAACCCGATTATCGGCAGCATGGGCTTGGCCTACAAACTCAATCAGTTGTACAAATCTGGTGATTTGCAATTCCTCTTTGAACTTCAATACTTCAACGATGTAGTACGAGCATACAAATTTGCACAACCAGTACCCCTTAAAATGGAATTAAGTGAGAGAGCAATGTTGGCACTGGAGCGTTGGGCAGAGGAATATGAGAACCATAAGGCGATAGGATAATGGAATTAAGTGAACGAAAGGGTGTAGGATAATGGCCACCAAAACCAAGGGGGATCAAGCAATGATAATGATAGGCGATGAGAACCTGCAGGAACACTGGGAAGCCCTGCGTAATTTAGAGGACCACACCAGGCTACGCCTAGCCAGAGAGTTGGTGCGACTGGTGCTTTACTCGCCACACGATGGGGCACGATTAGAAGCCAGTAGCAAGGGAGCACTGGAAGAAATAGATAAAACGCTTCAGATGATACTGGGATTCATAAATCTTGGCAGGATCTCTAGTCACTTGACGGAACTAGAAGACAGTAAGGACGGGTAATTACCCAGTAAGGTTTGACACACATAGTATAATACCGGTATCAGATCACGGTAAAATGGTTCAGGGTCCACGGTCAATCGCGTTGATGATCTACCAGTGCCAATATGGTAGGCTCTTCTTTCCCCTGAGTAAAGCCTATGCTCAGGTGCTGACCCGGCAATTTGTAACCGTGCTATAAATGCGGAGCCATGCTTCATATAGCATAAGAAGGCTGATCTGATCTACTCTCAGGGTGAACCCGTTCTTGTGGTACAGCAGGAACGGGTTCATTCTTTTTCTGATCGGTAGTGGGGGGGCGCATGATAACCTCCACGGCATCACGTATCTCTTCACTGAATGTAACTATCATGAGAACTCCTCTGTTCTATATGCGGGGCAGGGAACTCGACTGATGTATATTGCTTTTTTTCCTCGGCGAACTTTCTTCTGTTATTGCGCTAGTGTACTTGTTCTTTGTGTCCTACCTGCCCCGCTGGACACCTTTGTTGGGGTGGGGTGGTGTGTTTTGACTGGAATCGACGCTATGTTGACACTTGATAGGTTGTTGAATATGTTGTTTGGAACTGGCGTGTTGCCTGTTAAGCACCACCCCCACAGGAACACCAGAATATTATCGCTTCCCTTGATGGGAAACGCAATACACGGAATCACGAGCCACCTTGTTAGGACACCTGGATGCGTCCGGCCTGCGGACAAGGCATCTCTTGGGGTGTTTCTTCACCGTTTCTCCCTATCTCAATGGCTCATACTTGAACGTACAGCGATGTTAGGTAGCTGGGGAGTCCTGTAGGTCAGGTTCATCCTCTGGAACGTCTTCTGTTAACGCAAAGAAAAGACTTATCCCTGCTAACATAATCACTGCACCGCCAAGGGCGTATGCAATCTTCTTAACCATTGGGTTTTTGCCGTGGCTTTTTGTTTGGCCCTCGCCCTGATAGTTCACCTGGCTGTGGTCCACGCAAGATACCGAACTTAGATCCTATCTGTGCCCATTCAGTAGGGGTCACCTTGCCATCAGCAAGTGCCAGTTGAGCAAAGGTCAGGGCCTCAGCTCGTTCCTTTGGCGTGTCGAGCTGTGACACTATCCTCATCCCAACCTCTAACAGGTTGCGATACTCCTTTGGTAATAACCCTATCAACATCTTGAACATATCCTTCTCCTTTTCCTTCAATCTTTGAGGGTAGCGTTACAGAAGACATTTTTTAAAATATTGAGTCCTCGCTACCCTCTGGACTCCTAGTGATTATATCATTACTTTACTACCCCCCTTTAAGGGGGGGTTGTAGTAAAGTAATGTGTAATTGCATATATTACTCCTACTGTGCTGCCGGTACTGCCATGCTAACCTCTACGTTATCAGTGTTGATGAATGATTTGTAGACCACACTGGTCTCTACCTGAAACGCCTTCGTTGCTAAGTTTGTATCTCCACCCACCTCATTCAGGACTACTTCCAGAGTGCCTGCTTTGACCCTGTCTATGAGGCATCCGCCGCCTTTGCTATAGAGATTGGAAAGTATCAG